TATGAAAAGCTTGTAAGCGATAACAAGGCAAGAGATGAGAAAGAGCTTACAGACAAGCTTATCAAGGAGCTTTGCAAGGGCGAGGGCTACACCGAAAAGGGAACGGCTAAGATTTTGAAGTTCAGCGGCGCACAAGGCAAGGTAAAGCTTAAAGACGGCAAGATAGATAATCTTGACGAAATCAAAAAGCTGATAGCTGACGATTGGAGCGAATACAAGGGCGAGATAAAGGAAAAAGGAACAGACTTACCGACACCGCCCGAGGGCAATGCAACACCCGAAAAGAAGCCGAGCAGAGCGGCTGAATTAGCCGCACAGTATCACGCCAATTTATACGGCGCAAATGAAAAAGCGAAAGGAGAATAACAAATGAGCTTTATCAAGACTGACAACACAGCAAGAGTATTTGCACCCGGCTATTTCTTAGCCGCAGATGCAGAGAATTGCACAAGAGAAACAAGAGAAATGAAGCAGACCGATGCTACAACGCTTTCAGACGGCACAAAAATCGTTAAAATGGGTACTGCATACCCTGCTAATGACGGTACTGCCGAGGGCATTGTATATGAGGATATTGACGTTACAAGCGGCAATATGCCCGGCTCGGTAGTAACAAAGGGCATTGTATACGAAGATAGGCTTGCAGATACTCTTGCAGAGGGCGCAAAGACAGCACTCGAGGGCAAGGGCTTTAAGTTTATAGCAACTGCACCGACAGTAACAAGACCTTACTAATGGAAAGGAGATAACAAGATGAGTGAGATATTTAACGGCTTAGTATCACAGGCAGAATGGCTTGACGTTGGTTTTAACGTTACAAGGCAGGGTGACCCGATAGACAGGCTTTTTGGCGATGAAAAGACAGATAATATTCAGGCAAGGTGGCAGAGCATAGCAAATGAGTTTCAGATACCGATGATGGCACAGTTCCACGGATTTGACACAGAGGCACAGCAGACCTATTCAATTCCCGTGGATAACCACAACATTGAAAAGGGCTTAATCAAAGTTAAAATCAATCAGTCGGAGCTTATGCGCCAGTATAAGAAGAACGGCATTATCGGTAATTCACAGCTCAAAGACTTTGTGCTTAATGACGGCATAAGGCTTGCAGAGCAGGTATTCACAAGGACAAAGGTTGCAAAGAATGAGCTTATGGCAACAGGTAAGGTAACAATCAAGGAGAACAATCTCAATCTTACCGTTGATTATGGCGTTCCTGCTAATCACCTCAACAAGCAGATCGATCTTGCAGGAGACGTATTCGGTCAGATACAGACAATCGTTGATGATGCGGCTGCAAAGGGTGTTACAATCAACGGAATGATGACATCTAAGGCAACTATTACAGCAATGAGAAAGGCTGAGAGCGTTCAGATAGCTATCAATGGCTCAAATGCAAAAGGCGCAACCGTTAAGCGTTCGGCATTTGAGGACTATCTTGAAACAGAGCTGGGTATCAACAATATTGTAACAAATGACCTCACATACGGAGCTGCATCATCTCTTGATGAAAACGGCAGACCTGTTATCACCTCTAAGAGATACTATCCTGCAAATACAATCACATTCTTTATGACAAATCCGTCCGGCAGGCTCGGTGTAGGTCTTTGGGGTAATCCTCCCGAGGTTGACCTTGCAGAGTTTGGCGACAAGGTGAACGCAGAAACAGCGGTATCTCCGTATGTTTATGTAACACAGTACAAGACTGATGACCCTGCTGTTATATGGACAAAGGCAAGCGGTCTGTTTATCCCTGTGCTTTACAATCCCGACAGCCTGTATGTTGCAAGCGTTGTAAACACGGGTGCTTAATATGTATAGGGTAATTGAGGTATTCACCGATTTGCAGGATAGCAATTATCGTTACAATGTCGGTGATGAATACCCGAGAACAGGTTACAAGCCCTCTACAGAGCGCATAGCAGAGCTTTCGGGCGCAAATAATAAAAGGGGCAAACCCCTTATAAAAGCGGTGCAGGAGAGCGCAGAGAGCGTAACAGAGGGTAAGCAGGAAGTTACAACAGAAGTAACAGAAAGCAAGCCCAGACGAGGGCGCAAAAAAGCATAAGAGAGGAGCAGGCAGAATGATAGATATATCCAATTATTGCTACGATTGCAAAAATTTTTTCCTTAAAAATGGTGTTGCTGATATTCATACGGGCGTTTTTGAAATAAAAGACGGTGTTATATCGAATGTTGACACATTTCTTTTAGAGGGGCAATATTTTGCAATCAAGGGTAGCAAGCTGAATGACGGAGTGTATAAGTACACGCCCGAGGGTACAAAGCTGCTGCTTGATGAAAAATTCAAAGGCGCAGTATGGGATATGAGCGTTCCGCCTGCTTTTATTGCTTTCGTTGAGAGCGCAGAAGCGTTCAAGGCAAAATGCAACGAACTATCGGCAACGTATGCAGGCTTTCAAAGTGAAAGTTTTGCAGGGTATTCTTACAGTTTACCTTCAAGCGCACCTGAATATATGCAGGAATGGCAGGATAGGATTATGAAAGACTATCGCCGTTGGCGAAGAATAAATATACTGTGAGGTGAGCCGATGTTACCGAAACTTATGCAAGCTAATGACGGGTATGGCAATTACAATGTGCTGAATTATATTATAGTTGATGACCCGCTCGGAGGCTATTCAAAAAGCTATTCTATAGGGGCTACTTTTGAGGGCGTGCTAACACTTGATGATAGCATAAACGCCCAGCAAGCTGAAAAGGCTGGCGTGACAGGGGTTTACACGTTGACATTTGATAAAGAGTTTAGCCTGCCGTGGCATACAGTATTTTGTAAGGACGGCAACACAAACAAAGCTTATCGGGTTACGACCAAAGATGAAAACTCCACACCCAGTACATCACGTTTGAACTTAAGGCAAGTCAGATGCGAGGAATATGATATTTCCAAAGATACGGAGGGCTGATGATGACATTTGCAAGTGCATATAAAGACTATTGGCTGTCATTTGGTCTGCCCGTGTACGATGAAAACACAGTACCCGACACCGCAAGAATGCCGTATATCACATATCAATACAATGAGAACGGATTTGATGATGGTGAAATATTTTTAAGCGTTTCGCTATGGTATAAGGGTTATTCTTGGCTTGAAGCTGACTTGAAAGCTGCCGAAATCAAGAGAGATATTCAAGGATTTGGTGGCAAAGTCATTAAATGTGATGAGGGCTATATATGGCTTAAGAGAAGTTCCCCGTTTATACAGAGGGTCAATGACCCGAATGAAAATATCCGTCACATTGTTCTTAATGTGGCGGTTGAATTTTTTTAAGAAAGGAGATACAAAATGGCACAGCATTTTAACATACTGCCGTCTGACGTAAGAGAGCAGATACAGATGAATGCGGGCGTTCTTTTATCGAATTTTGACCCGACAAATCCGTATGTAACGCCCTCGGACAGCGACATCATCGCAGTTACAACAGGCGGTATTAATCCCGTGTGCACGCCTGAAACGGCTGACCTGTTTGAAGATGTTGACAACGCCCCTAATAACACAATGGAGGGCTTTCAGATTACAGGCTACACTTGCACTATGGGCTTTACCTCAATCAAGTTCAACGCTGCTAATATCGCATGGGCTGTTGGTGCATCTGATACAACAACGCTCTCAAACGGCGCAAAGAAGATAGTTCCGAGGCGTGATGTTGACCTCGCAGACTTCCGTGATATATGGTGGGTATCTGATAAGCTTAACGGCGGCGCAATCGCTATATGCTTAAAGAACGCTATATCCACAGGCGGTCTGAATATCCAGTCGACAAAGAACGGTAAGGGTACATCACAGACAACGCTCACGGGCTTTGTTTCAGCGGCTGACGTAAGTAAAGCACCTATGGAGTTTTATGAGATACCGCCCGAGGGTGGCAGCGTTGATGCAGACATACAGCTCAACTATCATAGTATCAGCGTTCCTGACGGTGATACAGTAACACTTGTTGCAAGCGTTTATCCGCTCGGCTCAACGGTAACATGGACATCGGGCGATGATACAGTTGCAACAGTAAGCAACGGTGTTGTAACAGGCGTATCAGCAGGCAATACAATCATAACCGCAGCTATAACAGTTGACGGCGTAACATTTAACGATACCTGCACGGTAGTTGTAACAGAATAATCAAATAAAGCCGTCATAAGTCACTTGTGACGGCTATTTTTGTATGAGGTGAAGTAATGAAAACACTTGCAAACTGCACATTAAAGGAATTTTTACAGCAGACAAATAAAATCAGGCACAAAGCGGCTGATTTTTACAATATAATCGGCATAGCAGACATCAGAAAGACAATGCCCACATTTACAGGCAATGAAACACCCGAAGAAAGGGAGAAAAAGCGCATAGAGCAGGGTAAAAAGAACATTTCGGCGATAATTGACAAGTGCATTGATGCGAATATAGATGCAACTATAGAGATTATAGGGCTGATGTGTTTCAAAACACCCGAAGAAGCAGAGAAAATGGACGCAACGGAGTTTATTGACGTTGTATTTGAGATAATCGGCTCTGAAAGAGTGATGAATTTTTTTACCAAAATGGTGAAATCGGGGCTGATAGATACGGCGAAGCTTTAACGGCGATTGACCTTGAAAAGCTTGATATTTTCGGTGAGGGATATATAGCACAGCACATACTACAATATGTCAAGCAATTCAGCGAAAAACGCAGTTATCAAATATATGTTACCTCTTGCTTGCAGGCAATAGCGGAAAACACAACGCATTATCTAACGGGCAAAGGTGTGGAAGATTACGGCAAGTCGATGAATAAATCATGGGCTGAAATAATTGACCCGCCGAAAACGACAAAAGAAGAAAAAGAACTCGAAAACATTGATTGTGTAGAATTTACAAAGAAGATGTTTGATAAAATACGAGGAAAGGGGGCAAACAAGTGAACGTTTTTGAATTATGGGCAAAAATCGGGCTTGATAGTAGCGAGTATGAAAAAGGGCTTGCAGATAGCGAGAAACAAGCTAAAGGAATAGGCAGTAAGCTATCATCTGCGTTCGGCGTTGCAACAAAGGCCGTGGGCGTGCTCACAACGGCTACGGGCGCATTAGGGGCAGCGTTTGTCGGCACAAGCAGCAGCGTGGCGGCTTATGGTGACAATATCGATAAAATGTCACAGAAAATGGGTATGAGTGCGGAAGCCTATCAAGAGTGGGACGCTGTAATGCAGCACTCAGGCACATCTATGGAAACGCTTAAAGCGAGTATGAAAACGCTTGC